CTTCTGGCACCGGCCCTGATAAACTAGAAAGTTGGTCTTGAGATCAATCAGTTACTTTAGATTGTCTACTCTTACAATTCTGGGTTAATGTCATTAAGTCATCTAGACTATTCAGCGGATTAAAGTCACCTTTACGTGTTACTTCCCTGTTAATTCTAATGTTACTTGACCCCATATATAACTCAATAATACACCATGGTTAAGGTATACCCCGCTTCAGCGAGACCAGTTATAATAACTGGGACGATTGTTGAGGCAAAAGACTCTAATGGATTTCTGTTCTAGAAATTTTAGATTATGTTAATAATAATAATGATTAATCATTGGAATAAGCAAATGGAGCTATTCTTAGCTCTGATTGAGTACAGGTTGTTACATTGGACATTTGTAGTTGCAAATACTGGTTAGTATCCACAACCCAGACACGGTAGAGTTCTCTACCAGTTGTCTTTGCAGCATTGGCCATGAAACCAAAACCTAATACAGCGATCTGACCAACTCCCGTAGGATGTAAAGTCAAATCAATTGTATCAGTGGAATCAATCCCGGTTCCCAAAATACCTACTTCAATCAAATATTGTCCTGGTTCCCTAATCCATAAACTTTGTGGGCTTCTGTATTGCATGGGCAACAAACCTCGATAAGTGTCGATTTTAGTTCCAAAAGGAGCTGCGGTCGAAACTTCCGAAGCAAATGCAATAGTACAAGATTGTGACTCCAATAAGGAAGTAATAGAAGTTTGAGGAGTGTAAAAACTCACGTCATACTCAACATATACCTCACCCAAAGTCACGCTTGCTGCTGTCCCTTGGACAGCTATGTACAAGTTACCAACATCAAATGTTTTGATATCGCCGGAAACATTTCCGGATCGGATGTAACGTTGTACCCCAAATTTTAATAGATCATCCTTACTTGCTATAAAAGCACAATGTGACCAAACGTTGGACCTCACGGCACCACGATAAGACATCAAGTCTTGTTTGCTCACTGGTGGTAAATCTGACGCGTCGTAATCGACCGCTATCATAACAGTACCTCTATCAGAGGTCGATCCTGATGATTCAAACACAAAGTTCAACGAATTGAACTTGTATGATTCATAGACGGATCCAATATTAGATAACCACTTAAATAAATAGGATAATCCAGGATTAATAGGATAAGACCACAGCTGAAAAGTATTCGCCAATAAAGGCTCAATGTCCCTGAGATATTCTCGATGACGGACACGTAAAGATCCATCACCCTTATTAAAAGAGTAATTTAAAGAAGGATCTTTAATTTTAGTTTGAATACTTTGTGCTGTTGGAGCCATGATCTTCTGATCAGGCTTCTGCTTATTATTATTCTCTTTCTTCTTGTTGTTTTGTTGTTGTTGTTTTTGTCCAGATTTGTTCTGGCGGACTGTAGACTGCGCCGCACGTTGATTATTCTTTGTAGTAATTATTACAGAGATTCACCTTACTAGGATGAAAATCCGGTTATTTTAACGTGTTTTCTTCACGGAGTATTTTAACGTGTACCCAGCACGAATATTTGAAACAACACACACACAATAAGTTTATAACATAATCAGAAAATAAGAAGTTAAATTAATAATAACTAATTACCCTAAATAAATCAGAAGAAAGATCGAGGTATTTTTCTGGGTTTGCACCTAGTTTAATATCTCCGAAGTATTTCATACTTGCTTTCTTTGTCCATTTAATGGGTAAAGTAGTGAAAAATTTCATTGTTGAATCGGCCAAATAGCTTGAATTAGTCTCAGTATGAGTGACTGATTCCAATATCTTTTCGGACTCTCTAAGAGGTCCAACACCGATCATTAACTTCTTTTTATTTCTTGTCTCTCTCTCTTTAATACTATTACTTTTTGCATCACTTTTAAACCCGACAATAGTTGTATTACAGGTTTTTCTAATATATTTTGCTAGGCACGCCTGAAAACGTGTCACATGAAAGGTGATCCCCTCATAAACTGGCAAACCTAAACCGCCCAATACCCTTGGGACGAATAGGTTGTACCTGCCATGATGAGTGATCTTGTTGATATCTTCACTATTACGTGATAGAAACTTAGTAAAACTAAGCTTTTTATCTAGTGATCCTCCTACACTTTTGATGTAGTTCTCACACAGATCCAACGCCTTTTCACGCACTTCCCCTCTAGATTGACTTCCAAGTTTAGAAGTTCCAGAGAGAAGCCCAAAATTACAATAATCAACTTTGTGCAAAAAGTTCTCACAATAATTAAAACATTGTGAATTAATAGTTAAAACTTTCTCATGAATATAATTCTTACCTATACTTAAATCAAATCCAATAGATGCTACCCGCTTTTTCCAAAGCTCGTAGTGTTCAGGATTGGTTCTAAATAAAATATCATCTCCATTCACCAAAACTGGTAAATGAGCGAAAGGGACTTCGAATCCCAGATGATCTTCAATAGATAATTTGTAGGCAATTACATTATTCAGGCATAAAAAAGGAAAACTCAATGGTGAACCCATTAACTGACCTGACTTCTGATCTATAGGATCTATCCCAAACTTGTTATAATTAGGATAGTGTATCTCATGTTCATAAAGTGTATTTCTATATGCTTTCAAATATTCCGAAGGAATATCGAGATGTGCAAAAGAACTTTCTAAACCGAGTTTTGTATAAAAGATCTTCAAGTTGTCAGTAGCAGCGGAGTAATCCCCTGAAACAAAATGAGAAAATTTCATCCCCTTACTCTTAAGGTAGGTTTCCCTCTCAATCATTCTATAAATATGGTCTTCCCGTAAGGGATCGCCTATTAATTCAAATTGAGGGAACCTCCTTAAGTATGAGAATAAGGATTTTTGATAACTCTTTGATAAATAATAGTCCACAGATGGACCTTTTGTGATTAGTCGAACCTTCAAGGGTTCAAGGATAGCTGCAACCATAGCTTTAGGCTTAGTTGCTAAGAATCCGAATAATTCTCTGGCAATGGGTTTCCGAACTCCACGGAGTTCCTCTACCCTACCAGGACTAATCTCTATCATACGATAAAGGACGGAGTTAACTCCATCTCTTATCAAAGAGCCACATAAATCCTT